AGGACTTCTTCAAAGAATATCTCAGCAGTTTGTGGTCTAGCTACATATTCTAAAAAGAAATGATTAGGAGGTATATTTTCCATCGAGAACTTAGTTAAGCCATGTAAAGCTCCATTAGAACCTCTAGAATCCACTGTTCCTGATATATCATAACTATCACAGCCAAATGCTCCGCAGTTTTCATTTCCTGGATATTTAATCCCATCTTTTATTATTACGCGGTTTTGTAAGTATTTATCGGGAATCCAGCTAATTAAAAATCTACCGTCTTTAGTTGGATAAAACATTACTTTTGAATCTTGTATACCGTGCTCCCATTGAAAACTACCGCGAGTAATAACGTTTGTATTTCTTAGATCATCGTTGTAATCTATCTGTTCGTATATCTTGGTAAGATTGAATAATGATTGTTTAGCTTCGTCTCTAAAAGCATGTTGCTCTGTACGCGGGAACTGTCTGTAATATTCATTTAAAGCATCCGAGTTATTTTTTAAACCTTCAACTTCATTCTGCCAATGTTCTATTACTCCTGTTTCAATAAATCTGCCATCAACTCCTCTTACCGGTTTTTTTGGAGTATCGAATACAGGTATGCCATAAGTATCAATGAATCCCTCGTACGACCATTCCATAGGTATGAACAAACTATATAATCCTGAAGCAGTCTGTCCATTGCGGTTTCTCTTAGTGACGTCTGAATCATAATAAAGTTTTTTAAAGTTTTCTCCGCCTTTATCTAAAGCGTTCGAAGTTGAACCCATCATACATTTACCAATGATCCTAGCTCCTAAACGCAAACAGGTTTTTGTAACCCTCCAGTTATTTAATATATTGTCTGGTCTTTCCCATTTACCACTCTCGTCGTGTACTAATAGTTTTAGTTTTTCACCATCATAAGAGTTATCACCAGTGTTCTTCCAGTCAATAGTAGTATCTAATCCATCAAGCTCTTCTAGCTTCTCATTTGTATCAAGTTTCTTACGAGTAAGTTTTGATGCAGGTATTCTATAAGCTAATTCTGTTTTTGGTCTATCCATACCGTCCTGGATAGGTTTGAAAAAGAATGGATAATTTATTGATATAGGCACAACCTTCTCTGTAAACATCTTTTTAGCATCCGCTCCAGACTTTGATAATATACCATATCTAGAGTCACTTGATATAGTAGCTTGATTAACTAACTCAGCCGAAGACATAAATGAAAATCCAGAACGTCTATTCTTTAAATAAGACATGCCATAACATCTATTATCAGCTTTACATGCTTCCCAAAATATGAAGAACAATCTATTAGATTCCCTGAAATCAGGAGCTCCAACGTCTATCTTGCTCCATTGCAAATACATATAATGTGTACCTGTTATATAAGTAGGTTTGCCATTATTATAAAATGAAAATCCTTCTTCTCTGTGTTTGAATTCTTGATCGATGTAGTCATACCAGCGCTCCTTAAAAGCATCCGGGTATTTGTTCCAATCAAAAACGTTTTTTATTTTCGAGATCTCTTTTGGCACATCTAACTGTTCCCAATATTGATCCTCTTGTTTGTTCGATCTTTTATAAGAGCTTTCAATTAATGGTAATGCAATCTTAAGGTTTTGTATTTCATATATCTCCCCAATTTTACCAGTACGACTTATAACAACAACATCAAATTCTTTGTTATAACCATATTCCCATTTATTGTGCTTATTCTTTTGTTTTATTACGTTCGGTCTAATATGATCGTTGATCTCTTTATATAAAGTTTGTTCGTACATTATTTAGACCTCCCTTCTGCAAAACCTTTGAAAACTTTTGTTTCAGTAACATTCTCTGCTTCATCCATCATTCGTTCTTCATCTTGGATGCGTCCTAGTATTTCAAATGCATCGAAAATTGCAAGCTTCTTTGTTGCTGCAGCATTCTTTAATTTTTCTGGCTCCGGATCATCATCATCCCCTGTTAATATCGGGGATTTTGCTACTTTAATTAGCTCGTCTACTGCTTGCCTACCAGCCTCAATAATAGAGCGTTTTGTTTCTTTTGTATTCATAAAATTAAATAAGATATAATTTTTTAACTGTACTCTTATGAATACCTAATGCTAAAGCAGCACGCCTTAGCGATGGGTACTCGATATTATTTATAGTGACTGGTATTCTATTTTTTTTGCTTAGGCAATTTTTTATTGTAGACTCCAAAGAAGCTTTTCTTCCTGTAAGAGCTTCTTTTATTTTGCTTATTCGTAAATGCTCTAGTTCTTTATTCAGATTGCCGGTTCCTTCTCCTCCATAAGTCATATTGCATAGTGTACCTGTTTTTAGATCAGCTCTGCCGTATAATTTTATAAATTCAATCTCCTTATCTATAGCTTCTTTTTTTGTTAAATTATCAAAAAGAATTTCTACTTCGTAAGCTGTTTTATTAATTATACTCTTCCAAAAAGTAGATCTATCCTTCTTGTTATAAGGTCTAGCAATACTTTTTCCAATGCCAATATAAAAGGGCTCATTTTTATCTAATCGTATATGCCTATAAACAATCCAATCACTTTGCCCAATATGGTTGATATTCCTCTTCGTCTCCTTTATATCCATATTTAATTACAATATCATTAGATTTCATACAATATAATCTCTGATCGCCTATGATGAATTCAAATTCCCCGTAAGGTTTATATCCAACTAGATCACCAGGATTGATTCCGAGCTTGTTTAAGGAGTCGTTTCCATATTTTAGTATTCCAATATGCTTACGCTCTTTATCTAGCTTAAATTGATTCGTATTCTTTATAGGTTTAACGAAGCAACGATCACCATAGGAAATCCATTCGTTATCTCTTTTATACAAATAAATTTGGTCAGGTGCACAGAAGTATAGATCCTCTTTAAAGTATGATCTACTATTCTTTTGTTTACCTCTAATATCATAAAAGCGTCTAAATACATTATGATGTATTACTATAATATCTCCAGGTTTTATATCTGTTTTAATAGCCAATGGTACTGAAACTACTTCGGCTATTTTATTAACTGATTTAAAACTTTCTATTTTAGTATTTAATATTAATGGATTACCATCAACATCTGTTGTATTATTATATCTAGAGCCTACCGGTTTAATTATAAAATCAAATACAGCTGTCATATTCATATTAATATTCTAAGTCATATTCAACAGAGATTGCCATATTAGAATTAAATTTCTTCCAGGGCATTACTTCGTCTTCTTTCTTAATATATATATTGTATGAATTGTCATTCTGATCTAATAATATATGTGATATGCGATGCCCCCCGTAAACCTCTTGGCCTACGGAGTAATGCATTGCATCATCTTTATAATTAGTTCCTATACTTATTTTTCTAACTACTGAATCCATTATTGCTCTTGATTTGGTGTTTGCTCAATCTCAGTATATGATCCATCAGATAGATCGATATTAATTGCTCCGTATTCTTTTTCCAATTCAAGTTTGAATTCTTCTGAGTTTCTATTTACTTCAGCAACTTGATGTAGTAACGCGTGTTTTTGTGTTTCTAATAAACCAATATTAGACAGCAATGCGCTTAAATCTTTTTGATGCTTAGTGATAGTTTCTAATTGTTCTTTTGTAATTTGTCTTACTACTTCCATTATATTTAATTTGATTATTATTAGTAGCAACGTCTGAGAGTCGAACTCAGTTAAGCGGGCTTATGAGACCCGTGAGATACCTTACCTCCCACCTGCTATTTTTTAAACAACCTATTATATAGGCTTTGTTTTTTCATAGGCACTTCTAAAACAATGTCACCAGGAAAAGTATAATCTTTCCCTGGCTTCATTAATTTTTTATTACCTAAATTGTCTATACCTAAAACATCAAACTCAACATCTTTCATAGTTATATCACCGCTAGGTATTACATTATATGGATTGTTTTTGTCTTTGCTATTTTTTTTATAGCCTGTTCTAGATATATTCATAATTAATTAAATAACGTTTTTTCTATTTTGCATGCTTTCAAGATCTGCTTTTGTTAGCTTTTTCTTATTACCTGCAGAAACATTTATTGCATTTGCGTTTCTGTTTCTTCTATTCATTGTATTAGTACTATCCTTAACGAATTCTTTTCTAAGTTCTTTTTTACCAAAATCAATTCCTTTTTTAGTAGATGAACTTTTAGCTATTTTTTTATCGCCAGTCATCACTCTGTCTTGTTGTCCACTTTTACCCGCTGAATAGCTCTTTTCATACGGTTTTGCCGATGCTTTACCCGTAATTGGGTCAACCACTAATCCTTGAACTTTTTCGATACCAGCTCTTCCTGCTTTATCTTTTAAATTCTTTTTAATGTTTTTTAACTTGTCATATCCAGTCTTTGTATATTCAGGATCGCTTGTTTGTTTCATAGGAGATCCTTTCTTGCCTGAACAAGACATTAACGTAGGAGAAATACCTCTACCTGTTTTAGGCATGCTACTTCTGCCTGGTGATTGTTTATAAGCCATTTTCTTTTTTTTTAATTGTTTGTTGGTTTTCTTTTATATGTTAGTAATCCTGAGGACTCAGAAACTACATCTTCTACCATAGTATCTTCGTCAATAACAATAATTTTGCCAATTGCTTCCCAATTGTTAGGAGAATAATATGTTTTAATATATATATTATTTCTATGAAATTGGTAGCTTATAACATCTACTTGTTCCCCGGTTTCTTTAATACTAATTTTAATACTAAAGTCTTTTTTGTTTTTGCCTTTGAATTCAACAGTATGGAATTCAGTTTCCCAAACACCTTCTAAGAATTTAGGAGTTAATTTTTGAGCATTAACTTGTACACTTGCTAAAATAGCCACGATTGCTAATAATAAATTTCTCATAATAAATTAAATTAAAGTTATATTATTATTATCACGCGCATTTATTGCTTTTTATAAGCTTCTACTTCCCATGGAAGATTTTTTGCACCTTCGTTCATTTTAGAACGAGGATATCTTTTGCCTTTCCAATACACATTCTTTTGATCATAATCTAAATCACCTCTTTTCATCTGTTTAATATGTATCATTTCATGCTCAACCGTTTTGTTCTTCTTTAAATCTAAAGGCGATACATCTTTGTTTACAAGTATTGTTCCGTTTGACTGAGCCATACCTAGTATGTTCTCATCCATATCTTTACTGTAAATTGGTGTATTATCAATATTATAAGGAGGACCGGTCATTTTAAAAGCCATGTGGGTATAGTTTAAAAGTTATTAAATTCCCTATAAATGTATATCTATAGGGAATCTAAAATGTATTATGCGTAAACAGCAGCAGTAACCAAAATTTGGACACCAGCAACGATAGGCATTGTAACAGGAACGAATACTCCTCCTGGAGCAACATTCATTGCTGCATAGATTGCATTAGCAACAACAGCAGTTGTACCAGCAGCAGCAGTAGTAGTATGTGTTAAAGTAAGTGTTTTTTGTCCAGCCGCTAATGTACTATTGAAATAGATCACAGTAGTCGTAGCTGCAGTTTGTTTTACATCAAAGATTAAATCTACAGGTAAGTTAATAGGTCCTCCATTAGGATCAGTAGCTGTAGCGTAACCTGTGTCAGTCGATGCGATGGTAATAAATTTTGCCATTTTTGTTTGTTTTAGTTTAAGTTAGTTATTAATTATTTATCTTTATTTTTATTTTTATCCTCAAAGTGACTGTATATTCTAATTGCAGTATAACCAATAGAAAGCATAAGAAGAACTATTTTTAATATAGGTTCTAAATCTGTTAAAGAAACGAATAGAGCCATTGAATTTAATGCATATAGTTTTATATCAGTGTAATCCATTAAAATTTACATTTAGCACGCTGAGTGATTGGCGCTGAATTATACATAACAGGCGATTTCTTTACCTGTATCCCATCCTTACCATTGCTAACTCCTTTGCCCATTGGGAAACCGGTAATATCTAATGGCCCGTCCCATACAGCGTTTGCTCCTGTTATGCCGTTATTTTCTATTCTCTTAACAGCTGGTGTTACTTTTCTCATACCTTATATTTATTATTATCTATTAACGATTATACCATTGTACCCATAGTTCTATCATAAGAACCATCTGCTGGCATACCAAATGCTCCTGTCATCGCGGACTGTGCTTTTGGACTAAATGGAACCGGAGCTCCTGTAGCTTTTATACCTGGGTTAAACGTCCTAGGCTCTGATACTATCGGTGGTTGTTGTGTAGGCGTTCCTGTTAAACTCATATCTGTAGTAACAGCCTCACTTGGCATCATGCCTGGATTAGCCGGAGCAGATCCTAATTTACTATTGTATCTCATCTTGTTTTGTCTTTGTTTAAATTATGTATTGCTGAACGTAACACAATATCTGTATACGTGTTATTCTTCATTATTTTGTTGCTTCTAGCTGTTGTAGGTATATCTTCCTCCCCAAGCATAATTCGATACATCCTATGTATTAGTTGCTTGCACTTGAATGAAACTTTATATATGTTGTATTTCTGGGTTGTATGGTTTCTATTTCGCCATACCACTATCCATCCTTGTTTTAACAAATTGTTCCAGCGCTTATTGTCCCAACTATATGCGTATGTACCTATTTTATAATCTTGCTTGGTAAAAAAATCCATGCAATCAAAATATATTAATAACTCTAAATCAGCGTCGTTAAGATCATAATTTCGACAGGCCCATCGGCGGATTAATCTATAATGCTTTAATAAGTTTAGATCTTTTATATCCTTAGCTTCTATCTTCCTCATAAAACTATCACCACATCTTGTAGTCTGATAACTTGATAATCTTGACCATCAAATTCAATACCGTGTCCAGCTGCTTTATCGTAATAAATAACATCGGATTGTTTTAAACATGTAATATCATCACTAACCGAAACAACAATAGCTTCTTTATATCTAATGTTTTCTTTATCTTTTTCTTTTAATAATAAACCGTTCTCTGTTTTTGATAATCCCTGCTTTTTAGGAGAGATTACTATATTATTACCTATTGCCTTCATTGATTCTCAAATTATTAATTACACAATCAGTTGACAATATAGTAATAGCTACAGATGCCGCATTTCTTAATGCGCTTTTTGTAACCGATAAAGGATCAATAATCCCTGCTTCAATCATATTCACAGTTTCGCCTGTAACAGCATTGATTCCGGTTCCTTTTAAACGTACAGAATTCACAATTGGCACATCAATACCCGCATTAGATAATATCGTGTTAAATGGTGCTTTTATTGCATCAAGCAAAACCCATTGACCGTTATTATATCCTGTTATTGTTACCGAAGCATCCAATAGTGCAATTCCACCCCCAGGAACAATTCCTTCTTTGATAGCGGCTTTAGTTGCACAAATTGCATCTTCAACTCTATCAGCTTTTTCTTTTAATTCAATATCAGATCCTGCCCCTACTTTTACTATCGCTACTTTAGCAGATAATCTAGCAAGTCTTTTTTCTAATCTAATTACTTCTCCCGGAGGTAAGTTTCCTTCTAACTGTTGTTTCAAATCATCAATAAGTTCTTGAACTTCAGCAGTAACTTCTCCTACTTGTAATATAGTTTCTGTATCGTCTGTTATCGCTTTTAAACAACTACCTAAACATTCAGGATCAATAAGATCCATATCATCTCCTAAGTCTTCGTTTATAATAGTAGCTCCTGTTAATAATGCCAAATCAGATAGTGTATCTTTTTTATTGATACCGTATGTTGGCGCATTTATAACATTTACTTTAATATTACCTTTTACTTTATTCATTGCTAGAGCAGCTAAAACCGTTTGTTCCATGTCTGCAATAATAAGCAATGATCTTTTTGCTTTTATAACGTATTCTAAAATCGATTGTATTTGTCTAATTGTTTCAACCGGTGACTCAATAAGTAATACTAATGGATTATCTAATTCTGCAACTCTTTTATTTGGATTAGTAATGAAATGTGAATTTACTAAACCTTTATCATATTGAACACCGTCAATAATTTCTATTTCTGTTTCTGCATTTGCTGATGATTCCATCATAACAATACCCGTTTCTCCAACTGCTCTGAATGCATCAGCAATGATTTTACCGAGTACAGGATCATTGTTTGTTGAGATAGTGGCAATATGACCTATCATGTCTCCTGTAACTGGCACTTTAATAGATTCAAGGTATTCTATGACTCTTTCAACAGTTTCTTCAATACCTGTTTTTAAGTCTCTTTGACTTATTGTATTTTGTATTGCGTATGCTTCTTTTAAAATTGAGTAAGCTAATAATGTAGCAGTAGTTGTGCCATCACCTGCTTCCTTAACCGTTTTTCTAGCTGCTTCTTTTAATAGTCTTGCGCCCATGTTTTCTACAGGATCCAATAAAATAATACTATCAGCAACAGTTACTCCATCTTTTGTAATGATTGGTCTACCTTGTCCATCTTCTAGCATAACGCATTTACCGCCGGCTCCTAATGTTGAACTAACCGCTTTGGTTAATTTGGTTAAACCGGCAAAAACACTATTCCTAGCTTCTTCTCCAAAGCTAAGATTCTTTACGATTTCATTCGTCATAATTTAATTGAATTTAATTTAATATATATATTACCTGTTTTAAGCAGAATTTACGCGTTTATGCTTCTTAGTTGGAAATGCATTCCGTCTTTTCTACTCCATGTCCCTCCCCATTCAAATCCACAATCAGTAAAACATTTTACTAACTTAGTGGACATTGTAGGTTCTTTACCTAATCCATTCCATGCTGCGTTTATATCAATAGCTATTCCCCACGAATGTAAAGACAACGATTTAAGTCCCCTTTTTCTTCTCACATTGAAACAACCGTCCCAAGTTTTTAATTCATTTACAAGTCCTCTATCTATTATATTAGATAATGCCTGCATTAATGGCCCTATTAATATTTTATTGCAGTATAACCTCTTTGGTATAACACCAACTTCTAAATGAGTTGGAACATCCCAAAGCGTCATATACTTTAATTCATTTGTGGTTACAGTTGGATCACCCCACTTTTTTAAACACTCAGTACTTGTTACCATTATTATTTAATTTTGATTTTCCAGTATGTACCAAACCCATAAGTAATAGTTCCATTAAAACTAACTCCTAACGATGCTTGATAAATTTGATCTTTTTTTGTTTTGTATATAAACCCAGGACTGAAAGCTGTTATATCGTTTCTATTAGCGAAAGCGTTAAGTCCTACGTATAATTGTCTTTTAGGTTCTTCGTTTTTAGTTATAGTTTTAGTAACGTAGGGTATCTTGTAATCCACCACGTATTTTCTATTACCTAATAATTCGTTTTTCCACACGGTGTCGTAAACGGTTATACTACCAATAGTATCTATCTTTATAGTATCAACGTATGTTCTTTTAGCTGAAAACTCTTTAAGTAGTTTATTAAACCTAATTGTACATGTATCAATATTGTTACTAGGTTTATACTCTTCGCCTTCAGGATAAACATAGACAATATCTTTCACTTTAACCTTTTGTACAACTGTATCTTTTATAGTCTTGTATACTGTATCTGTTTTTATCTCAACTCCAGGTTCTATATTCTTAAACGAGCAAGATCTCTGTAGTATTATTATACAGAACAATATAGCTATTACGATGTATGTAATATTAAACTTGCGTTCCATATCTTGCTTTGAATAATTTTTCTGCTATCTCAACACTCGCCTGCGCACCTATATAAACTACAGCTACTATAGTCCAGTCAGAGCTTAATACCCCTCCTGTAAACATACCAACGGTACCTATCACAAGTACCGTTAGTTTTCTACTTATCCATTTATTTAAAAATAAATCTATTCTTTCTTTTCTACTCATTAGTATACCTTATTTAATGTGAATATATCAGAATAAATTGCATTTGAACTATTTGCATTATTCCATTGAGCTGTAATTGCTAATTCATTACTTATAGTAGTATTAAAATCACTATTGTTTATACTTATAAATGTAATACTTTCCGGATTATTACTAGCATTTTTATTATACGAGAAAGAACCACCACTAACTATCGAAGCAACCCCCTCTTCTCCAATTTGTCTTATTGTGAACTCAATATCTAATTTCCAATGTTTTGCTGTTGCTGCGTCCAAGTCTATCACTCCTGTATCCGCCAATGAAACCCCCGTCGATGTTTTTATTCTAATACACAGTG